CAGAAACCTGCGAAAGCATCTTCCTTGATCAAGCTGAGCTAATCGGCTTCAAACAGGTGACGCTACAAACTCGCCAGCCTGGCGATGTGTTGATCATGAGAATGGCAACGCGTACGCCGATGCACGCCGCTGTCCTGCTACCTGATGAGCGGATCCTGCACCAGCAGCGCAACTCGCTAAGTGCGGTGGTGCCTTTGTCCAGATACTATTTGGCAAGGGTCGCGGCGGTCTTTCGATATGCAGCAAGTCGTCCGACTGCTGGGTGATTTAGGCGAGAGGTATGGCGCTGAGCACGTCTATCACAACCTCCGCACGCCTGCTGATGCCATCAAGCTGCTGTGCATCAACTATCCAGCGTTTCGCGATGAACTTCTAACTTCGCATGAAAAAGGCGTTGCATATCGCGTTTTGCAGGCTGGCGTTGATTTAGATATCGGTGATCTGCAACTACCAATCGGGCAGAATGACCTGGTTTTGGTGCCTGTTCTCAGTGGTGCAGATGACAACCCTTTTACTCGCGTAATTTTTGGCGCTGTTTTAATCGGCGCATCATTTTTTACTGGTGGGGCAACGATTGGTTTATTAGGTTTTGCCGCTCCTGTGGCGGTAAGCACTGCCCTGGGAACTATCGGCGCGACTCTAATCCTTGGCGGAGTAACGCAAATGCTTTCGCCACAGCCTGATCTTGGAGGTATTGGCGGCGTTAGCACTAGGGGCGAGTTTCAAGCAACGCGGCCAGAGTCCGTTAATCGCGGCGCTGATGGTCAGCAGTCTTACGCCTACCTCGGAGCGCAAAACACCGTTGGCGTTGGCGCGACTATTCCGGTGGCTTACGGCAAGGTGCTGATTGGCTCGCACGTCATCTCGGCAGATGTTGACGTTGCTGATGAGTCTGATCCGATCAAGAAAGCAACGAGAACGCCGAGCAACGATACGGTTACGGTCAACGGGAACAAGCTAGAGCTGGGCACGCGGCGTGACGGCATGGCCCGCTGGAACTTTGTGCATTTTCATCTGGAAGTACCAGGCTCTGATATTTTTACAACATTCAATAAAGACGACAAAATAACTGCTACCAGTGATTTCCGCCTTGAGATCGAAGAAGGGCCAACGTTAAGCCCTGACTTCTATTTTGTAGTTCTTGAAGTTGACAACCTGTTCCGCGAGGTGAGCGGTCCGGGCACAACAAAAACCGATGGATTTATTTCGTACGTGATCGAATCTCGCGGCAAAAACACTGATATTATTCTCGCGAGAGAATCTTTTACGATTCAAGGATTATCGACAAGTTCTTATCGGTATTACCACAAGTTTGATCCAAACAAACAGCCAAATATCGATCATTACAACCTTGATATAACTATTTTAGATGCTTCTGTGAACAGCAGGACTACTATGAAAATTCGGCACGGTTTTGCCCCTAGCTTTAGTTAATCATGGCACTTAACTCAACCTCTAGCGTCCGACTTGTTGACCTTCTGTGCGAAGGGCCGATTGAGGGTTTTGATGCCATCAATGAGCAGATTTTTTTAGACGAAACTCCGTTATTTACCGGCAATGCCGCAAACTTTCCGACTGAAGATGTAGACGTTGACTATCGTCTCGGCGGACGCAGGCAAACACGGTTACTGCAAGCAGGCAACGCAACAACGACAATCACAGGCGTTGCCGTACAGGTCGGGGAAAATTATTCGGAAACAGTCAACGATAGCGATGAGGTAACAGCACGGGATTACGGCTCCGGCACTGTCATCAGGCAGATCACCGATTCAGAAGTTGACTCGGTGCAGCTGTTGTTCACAATTCCGCGCCTGCTTTCAACTGCTGTTGAAGGTTTGGCGAAGGGTCAGCCGTTCAATGGCAGCCTGCGAATTCGTGTGTCGGTACAGGCTCAAGGCGCTGCTTACAACGTTGTTTTCAACAAGACGGTTACGGGCATTGCGCTGACGGACTATCAAATCAAAACACCTGTCATTGAGCTGCCGCGTGATGCCAAAGGCGAAGGATATCCGTGGAACATCAAGGTTGAAAAAGTGAACCTCGGTGAGAACCATTTCGAGGTCAAGTTCGCGAACTTTGAAGAGGTGCCTAAAAACTCGCCGCTGGCGAACGGTCGAGGCAACCAGCTGATCTGGTCGTCGATCATTGAACGTCAAGAAATCCGCAGCGCCTATCCGTACACCGCTTGCGTTGGCCTTCAGTTAAACACCCGGCAGTTCAGCAACCTGCCGTCTCGTGCCTACTTAATTAAAGGGCGACTAGTGCAAATCCCGCACAATGCTGCAGTACGAGATGACGGTAGTCTTGATCTGACGACTGGGGTTACATTTAACGGCAGCACCCGGTTGTCATACACGACTTGTCCGGTCTGCATCTTTGCCGACATGGTGCTCAACGACCGCTATGGCTGCGGTAATTTTGTCAGCGCGTCCAACATCAGCTACACGGATCTCTACCCGCTGATTCAGTACGCGAACCAGCTGGTCACGAACCAAGACGGCACGACAGAACCACGCTTCGCTTGCAACGTTGTTATCGGTGATCGCGCAGCGGCTTACAACGTGCTGCAGGATCTCGCCTCGGTGTTTCGTGGGATGTCCTACTGGAGCAGCAACACCGTGCAGCTGGCCGCTGATCACGGCAATCTCGACGGCTCTGCCGTTGATCCGGTTCACCTCTACACGAACAGCAACGTTATTGAGGGCGTCTTCAATTACACGGGTTCGTCGCTGAAAACCCGAAGCACCAGCATCCGCGTCCGATACAACGACCCCGACAACTTCTATAAGCCGAACTTTGTCGTCGTCGAAGACGCCGCGTTAATCACTAAGTACGGCTACCAGGTCCGCGAAATTGTCGCGTTTGGCTGCACGTCACGCAACCAGGCGTATCGCCTAGGTCGCTGGATGATGGCATCAGAGGAGCTAGACGGCGAAACCGTCACGTTCTCGACCGGCCTTCAAGGGGCGATTGTTCTGCCCGGCCAAGTGTTTGCTGTTGCCGATGAGATGCGGCAAGGCGCTCGCATCGCTGGCCGTTGCAGCGCAGCAACGACGACGACGGTGACTGCAGATATCACGGTCACGTTGCCCGGTGGTTCAGCTCACACGCTCACCGCAACGCTGCCCGACGGCACGATTGAAACCAAAACGATTCTTACCGTTGTTGGCTCTGTGATTACGGTGTCGTCTGCGTTCAGCGCAGCACCGCTGGCGCAGTCGATTTGGTCAATCCAGTCGTCAACTGTTGCCCATCAAAAGTTCCGCTGCATCTCGGTTGCTGATGGCGGTGATGGCACGTTTGCAATTGTCGGCGTCAAGCACAACGACAGCATCTACGACACAGCCGATAACGCCGATGCGCTGGAGTACCAGTCGGTCACGACGTTCGACAAGATCCCGACAGCTCCAAGCGGCCTGACCTTCGAGACCAAAGAAGTCCGGCGAAACAACAACGTCGTCAACGACGTGTTCATGGGATTTACCCGTGACAACGATGGCAACATCAGCGGCTACGAGATCCGCTACAAGGTCGGCAATGGCAACTATGAGACCGTCAGGCAGACGACCAATGAGCTGAAGGTTGAGGGCGTTAAGCCTGGCACGACTGTCACATTCCAGATTCGATCAATCGGTCGCGACGGCACGTTCAAGCACTCGCAATGGGTTTCTGGTTCGTTTGTTGTCCCGAAAGAGGACGTGACAACCAAAACTGCCGCAAAGCTTGTTGAGTTGCCGCCTGATCCGCAGGACGTGCAGCTGGAGCCCCATCGCAGTAATCAGGTGATGGTTACTTGGTCTGTGCCGAAAGATGGCCTGGGAGCAACCAGCGACAGGTTGAACGCTGAGATCCGCCATAGCTCGCTAACTGACGGCTCGGGCACCTGGCCGAACAGCTCGCTGCTGACTGTGGTGAAGGCCAACACGTTATACGCGATCCTGCCGGAACTGGCAGGTGAGTACCTCGTCCGGTTTATCGACGACCAAAACAAGAAAAGCTCAGCGGTTCGATCGGTCGTTCACACGCTGACGGATTCAGTGCCGCGTTTGCTGATCCTTGAGGATCGTGAGGACAGCGACTCACCGCGATTCCAAGGGCAGAAGAATGACACGTTTTACTCGGAGGAATACAACGCGTTGGTGATCGATAGCGACCAAACCATTGACGACATTTTGGATATTGATGCGCTGAGCAGCTTTGACTTCCTCGGCACGCGGAAGAGCGAAGGCGAGTATTTCTTCGCCAACACGCTGGACCTAGGAGCACAGTTCGACATTGAGTTCAGCCGCCACTTGGTGATGCGTGGCACCTATCCGGCTGATGACATTGATGAGCGCACGGTACTAATCGACACCTGGACCGACTTTGATGGTCAAGAGGCTGACGACGTTAACGCTGAGGTCTACTTGCGGGCCTCAAACAATGGCATCACGGCAGAAAGCGAGCTTACGGAAAACGGCTTCAAGCTGTTGCTTGAAGATGCCAACAATCAACAGCTAGAAAGCAACTTGGTGTTCGGCGACTGGGTGCCGCTACGAAACGGGCACTTTCAAGGCCGCTTGTTCCAGTTCAAATGTGAGCTGAGCAGCGATCACGTTGACCAAACGCCGCTGCTGGATGAGCTGGGCTTCACAGCCAAGATGCCGCTGCGGACAGAAACCAGCTCTGTGATTGCATCTGGAACGGACTCAGGCGGCAAGGCGGTGACGTTTACTAATGCGTTTTTCCAAGATGGCGTCTTCTACAACACGCCGCCGAGCATTGGCATCACGGCTTTCAACCTTGCGTCAGGCGATTACTATGAAGTGACTTCGATCTCTAGGACTGGATTCACAGTGAAGTTCAAGAACAGCAGCAATGCCGTGATTGATCGAAACTTCCAGTATCAAGCGGTCGGCTACGGCTCTGAGCGTTCCTAACAATGGCAACTCACGACTACATCATCAGTAATGCATCTGGTGCCGCTGTACGTGCTGACCTGAACAACGCTCTCGCTGCGATCGTCAGCAATAACAGCAACGCAACTTCCCCAGCCACCACCTACGCATACCAATGGTGGGCGGATACCACGACCGGCCAGTTGAAGCTGAGGAACTCGGCTAACTCAGCATGGATCACCATCTTCGAGCTTGACGGCACAATGCTGATGGAGGACGGCACGGTGTCGGCTCCTGGCCTTGCCTTTGCTTCTGACACAAACACCGGATTCTTCAGAAGCGCAGCTGACAAGATTAACTTTGCAACTGGCGGTGCAGAGCGCCTTGAGATTGGCAGCTCTGAGGTTGTATTTAACGACCCCAGCAATGATGTTAACTTCCGCGTGGAGTCAAACGGCGAAACTCACATGCTGTTTGTCGATGCAGGAAATGATCGGATTGGCATTGGAGTGACGTCGCCTAGCAGAAAACTACACCTCAACTCTGGTTCAACAGATACCGCTGCACTTTTTGAAAGCAGTGATGCAAATTGCCAAATAAATTTTCAAGACAGCACCTCTGCTGCAGATGGTGTATCTATTGGATGTAATGGTGACAACTTTTATATCCGATCAGGGCTTACAACAGAGCGGATGCGAATCGACGGCTCAGGAAATCTTTTAATTGGGCGAACTTCTGCTGGTGCTACTGGTAATGGGCACACCATTAGAGGCGGAGACAGTGCCATTTTTAGCCGTGATGCCTCAGGCGAAACCGTACAAATTTGCCGCAATAACACCACAGGAGATTTACTTCAATTCAGAAGGAATAACGTTGTCTGCGGTGAAGTTGTCAATAATGGGGCGACCACCGTTGCCTACAACACTTCCTCTGACTATCGCCTTAAGGAAAACGTTGTTGCACTTTTAGGTGGTATTGATCGTGTAAAGGAATTAAAACCTAGTCGCTTTAACTTTATTGCAGAACCTGAAAAAACAGTTGATGGATTCCTTGCCCACGAAGCACAAACTGTTGTGCCTGAGTGTGCGACTGGTGTCAAAGATTGGGTTGATGAAGAAGGCAACCCAAAAATGCAAGGCATCGACCAAAGCAAACTTGTTCCACTGCTGACTGCTGCCTTGCAAGAAGCAATCGCCAAAATTGAAACCCTAGAAACCAAAGTTGCAGCCCTTGAGGCTGGCTAAGTAAACTTCCTCTGATTTCACTCCATCATGGCTAATACCTACGTTTGGAAGATTGGTGATCTTAATCGTGACCTCAGTGACGGTTTTGCTCATACGGCTCACTACACCGTGACCGCAATCAGCGATCAGGTTGACTCTGACGGCAACGCCTACAACTCAGGCGCTTACGGCAGCATTGGCCTTGATCGTCCTGACACCTTGGCCGATTTCGAGGATCTGACTGAAGCTGACATCGTGGCAGCAGTGCAGGCCAAACTCGGTGGTGATGAAAAAATCACTGAGATTCAGGATCAGCTTGCTGCACGCATCGTTGAACAGATCACGCCGACCCAGGCGTCTGGCAAACCTTCTAGCTGGTAAATCCCTTGGCTGATCGCAAAATCTCAGCTCTGACCGAGCTAACTGCTCCTGCGTCTGGGGATCTGTTCCCTGTCGTTGACATCTCAGAGGCTGACAACGCCGACAAGAACAAAAAGATCACCTACGGAACAATGTTCCGCGCCTTGCCTGATGGCACGGTTGGTGCTCCGTCGATTGGCTTTGCCAGCGATAACGCCACGTCTGGCATCTACCGGACGGCGGCAAACGAAATCGCGATCAGCAACAACTCAACCTTCAACGCCAAGTTCACAACCTCAGGTTTTCAGGTCGGCTCTGGTACGGCTGCGGCTCAGCTGCACATCTTTGGCAGTGACACCACCGATCAGGTCATCATCGAGAACACCGATGCTGGTCTCGATACTGCGCCGGATCTGGTGCTGTATCGCAACAGCGCATCACCTGCCGCAAACGACAACCTCGGCAACCTTGAGTTCCGTGGTGAGAACTCCGGCGGCACAACGCACGCCTACGCCCAGGTCAGCGCACAGATCCAGACCGTCACCGACGGCGCTGAGGATGGCGTTCTTGATCTGATGACTGCCTCAGGCGGCACGACTGCAAGCCGCTTGCGTTTGTATGGCTCGTTTATCGGCATCGGTGAAACCACGCCGACCAAGCCGCTGCACCTGACGACCAGCTCAACGGGCACGCAGATCCAATCGGAATGTACGGCTGACGATGCAGGCTCTGGTGGTGACATCGTTCTGTTCCATCGCCGTGGCGCGTCTGGTGTCGGTCAGGATGCTGACGTTCTGAGCACCGTGTTCTTCCGGGGCAAGAACGACAACAGCACGCCCGAGGAACTGAACTATTGCGCGATTGAAGGCAGCATCAGCGACGCCACCGATGAGTCAGAAGACGGCGCACTGAAGTTCAAGGTCGAGAAGGCTGGCACGCTTTCCACGCAGCTTGAGGTCAGCGGGGCGAATATCGGGTTCTTTGGCGCTACGGCTGCGGCGCAGTCCACGCACGTTGCTGACATCACGACGACGGCAACCAGCGGCACGCTGCCAACAGCTAACGGCACTGTGACGATCGCCGATGCGGCATCACCGACGAACGCTGAGTTGCTTGAGTATTGCGTCGAGCTTGAGGCAAAGGTCGAAGCTCTCCTAGCCTTCGCGAGTGCTCATGGCCTGATGGCCTCTAGCTGATGCAACGACCTGACCCGATGATCGCCTCAAAACCTGGTGCTGAGGACGTACAAGCAATGGCGGCAAGGAACCTGTGGTTGGAAGAGCTGTTCGACCTCGACGGTCGCGACATGATCAGTCATCCGCTGCATGGTTTGTTTACTGGGCTAGCCATGAAATATCAAAACCTGTCTTCTACGGACGGGTATTGACGGTCTGCCAACACAGTGACACACCCTCACAACTGTCACAGTGACAGTCCTAGTAACCTGTCAACGGAAAACGTTAACCCTCTCCAAATGATCAAATCTCTGATTGTGGGTGGTGCGATTGCTACGGCAACTCTGGCATCTCCTGTTGTCGCAGGTCCTTACGTGAACATCGAAAATAACGGTGGTTACGATGGCGGTGAATTTCTCGGAAGCACCACAGATTTCCACGTTGGTTTTGAAGGTTCTAGCGGTGTTTACAGCTATTACGTTCAAGGCGGTCCTGCTTACACCAAATTGCAGAACGTAGACGGTGAAACTGAGCTGTCAGGCAAGATTGGCGGAAGCGTTCAAGCCACTGACAACTTTGGT